TCTGATTCAGTTATTGCAGATACTTGGATTAATGATGAATTGGTTTGGTCTGATGTATATTCTAAAAAACCTGAAGAGTATTTAGAAATGATTGCTAAAGGTGAAGTCCCAAGATGGGATACAACAACTGGTAAATATGTTTCAAATTCCACTCAAGAAATTGAAATGTCTAAACCATCTTCACCAACAAAAACATCAGTTCCTCAAGTTGACCCACAAGAAGACATGGAGGGGGATGACGACCTACCATTCTAATTAAAATGAACTTGGACACATACTTAGACATTGTGTCCAAGTTCTTCTTTTTTAATTAAAAACAATAGAAAATATACAATGGCAATCAAGAAAAAAGAATTCGATTATATATCCAAATTCTCATCAAAAACAAAATATAAGGATGAAAACTTTTATTATTGTGGTGAGGCGTTTAACAACGCATGTGGATTACCAGGACCCGTGATGGGAGGTATTAATATGTTCTTAGGACATACAAACTCATCAAAAACAACCGCAATGATTTTAGCTGCGGTTGATGCACAAAAGAAAGGCCATTTACCCGTACTTATTATCACTGAAAGAAAATGGAAATGGGAACACGCAATTGAACTTGGTTTCCAAGCTGAAAAAGATGCGAATGGCGAGTGGACAGGTGATTTTATTTTCAATGATTCATTTGACTATATTGAACAAGCAACCGATTTTATAAATGACATCATTGATGCTCATGAAAAAGGTGAAATCCCAAGACACATTTTATTTTGTTGGGATTCAATTGGTTCAATACCATGTAAGATGACTTTTGATGGTAAAGGTGGTAAACAACACAACGCAAGTGCATTATCCGATAAAATTGGTATGGGTATTCACTCAAGAATTACCAAATCAAAAAAAGAAGATTACCCATCTAAAGACTCGTCATATTATTTGACAATGGTTGTGGTGAATCAACCATGGGTAGAATTACCTGACAATCCAATGGGTCAACCTGAAATCAAACCAAAAGGTGGTGAAGCATTAAAATTAGCGTCTTCACTTATCTTCTTATTTGGTAATCAGAAAAAATCAGGTATCAACCACATTGATGCAACCAAAGACGGTAGAAAAATTGTTTACGCTGTTAGAACCAAAATTTCAATCCTTAAAAACCACGTTAATGGATTAGGTTACAAAGACGGTAAAGTTATCGTTGTCCATAATGGATATATTGCCGACACCAAAGAAGCTTTGGAGTCGTATAAAAAAGAATATTCAAGTTTTTGGAAAGAAAAATTAGGGTCTAGCGACTTTGATTTAGCGGAATCAACAACTTACGATTTCGAAGAAGAAGATTAATTTTTGTTTAACCCTATAAGAGTGATGATTAATGTCTAATGTATTATTGGTAGATGGTGACAATTTACTTACTATTGGTTTTTTTGGATTAAAAAATCACTTTTATAAGGGGGAACATATTGGTGGGATATATCATTTTATAAACACCTTAAGACGAACAATTGAAATCCATCATTTGGATAAGATTGTCGTTTTTTGGGATGGACAAGATGGTTCTATAACAAGAAAAAGGTTCTACCATCAATACAAAGAGAATAGAAAATCTCGTATCAGGTCTGAAGAAGAATTACATTCTTACGGAAAACAAAGAAACAGAATTAAACAATATCTTGAAGAACTATTTGTTAGACAAGGTGAATATGAATTCTGTGAGTCAGACGATTCAATCGCATATTATGTTCAAAACTCACCAAAAGAAAACAAAATAATTTTTTCTTCAGATGGTGATTTGACTCAATTAGTTTCAGAAAATACCAAACTCTTTAATCCCTCACACAGTAAAATATACCAACCAAATGATATGTTCGTTTATGACCATGAACAAATTCTTATACAGAATATAAAATTGGTCAAGATGATTTGTGGTGACCCATCGGATAATATTGCGGGCATCAAAAATTTAGGTGTCAGGAGATTAATTTCATTAGTTCCTGAAATTAAAACCGAAGAGATTACCGTTGAATTTATTCTTGAAAGATTTAACAATTTATTTGAGGAAGACAACGATAATCGTCTTGTAAAGAATCTTCTGACAGGTGTTACCAAATATGGGATATTAGGTGAGGAATTTTTTGATGTCAATAGTCGTATTGTAAGTCTTGATAATCCTTTCTTAACTGATGAAGCAAGGGAATCTATAACTTCATTAATAAACGATTTGATTGACCCTGAAGGTCGGTCATATAAAAACACCATGAAGATGATGATGGAAGATGGTATATTTTTATTACTTCCAAAATCGGATGATGCGTGGATAAACTTCCTCAATCCATTTTTAAGATTAACAAGAAAAGAAAAGAATAAAAAATTAATTAAAATCAAAAACAATGAGTAATCAAGAAGTAACAAAGTTCGAGTTCCTTTTGACATTAGAAGGAAACATTATCTGTCAGCGCTTCTTCAATGTAAGAGAGCATAACCCAAAGTCGAGACGTTCTATGGATTTACACTATTACGTTAAAAATATTTGTGACGATATTGGTGTAGATTTGAAAACAAAAACATTGGATTATCTACATGAAAATCGTGATTATTTTTACGGTTTGGATAGTGCAGAAACCGATGAACAAAATGAAAAAGAGTACTTTTTGCTCGAGATTAAGATGGGTGACGATGTATTTATTCAAAGGATGTTTTCCGCTAAAGTCTATCACCCAAAGGTTAGATATACGGTAGACATTCGTCCTTATTTAAAGAGATATTTGTCAGATTTAACCGACATTTTATCATCTAGAGATTTGGAAACAACTTATTTAAACTATCAATTATAAAAAAATAAAAAACTATGTCAGAAAAAAATTTTGGTTTTCTCGGAGCGTCATTTCAACAAACGTTAATTAAATCAATTGTAGAGGATAAAAAGTACGGTGAACAGATTATTGATGTAATCGAGAGCAAATATTTTGATAATAGTTCTTTTAGATTTATTACCTCCCATATCAAAGAGTACTATCAGAAATATGGGAAAATTCCTGATTATCAAAGTTTGTGTCAAACTATAATTCTTGAAATGGGTTCACAAGAAACCGCGAGAATACATTTAGATACAATTCACGACATCAAAGAAAATACCGTAGATGACCCAATGGTCAGAGAAGAGGCTTTGAATTTTTGTAAACAACAAAATTTAAAGAAGGAACTTAAAATGGTAACAACCATTATTGAAAATGGTAAATTCCAAGAGTATCATAAGATTGAAGGTATTATTCAAAAGGCACTACAAGTCGGATTACCACCTGAAGAATGTATGGATGTTTTTCACAATATCGACGCCGCTTTAGAAAAAGATAATAGACAACCAATACCAACAGGTATAGAGGGTCTTGACACCGCTTTAAAAGGTGGTTTGGGTATTGGGGAACTTGGTGTTGTATTAGCACCAACAGGTACGGGTAAAACGACCATATTATCATTATTTGCAAATACTGCTTACTTACATGGGTACAATGTTCTTCAAATATTTTTTGAAGACAATCCCGATAACATCAAAAAGAAACATTACACAATTTGGTCAGGAATTGCACCCGATGAACAACCTGAAAATAAAGATTTTGTAAAAGAAAAGATAAACGAGGTTCAAACTCAAAGTAAAGGAACCTTGGATATTTTAAAGTTACCAAGTGATTCAGTTTCAATATCTGAGATTAAATCTCGATTGAGAAAAAGAATTTCAGAAGGTAAAAAGATTGACCTTTTAGTTATTGATTATGTCGACTGTATCAGTCCCGAAAAATCTAATTTCGGTGAAGAATGGAAAGGTGAAGGTTCAGTAATGAGAAGTTTAGAAGCGATGACAAGTGAATTTGGAATTGTTATATGGACGGCTACTCAGGGTAACAGAGAATCTATTTCATCTGAAGTTGTAAACAGTGACCAAATGGGTGGGTCAATTAAAAAAGCGCAAATTGCCCACGTAATTTTATCAATAGGTAAAACCATAGAACAAAAAGAACATAACTTAGCAACCATGACTTTACTTAAGTCAAGAATTGGTCGTGACGGAATTATTTGGCAGAATTGTAAATTTGACAATAGACTGTTAGTCATTGATACTGAGTCTCAAACAACACTCCTTGGTCATAAAGAGGAGAAACAAAAAAACGCTGCTGACAGGGTGAGAGAAGCTTTCACCAAAAGACAGGAAACTTTAAACAGAAATTAATAATTATTATCACCATGACAGAGAAGATTTTGAAAGAAAATCCAGGACGTTTTGTCCTTTTTCCAATCGAACACCACGACATTTGGAAACTTTACAAACAACAAGAAGCATGTTTTTGGACTGCTGAAGAAATTGATTTAGCTCAAGACATTTATGATTGGGAAAACAAACTAAATGAAGATGAACAACATTTTGTTAAAAACGTATTAGCATTTTTCGCCGCTTCGGATGGTATTGTAAATGAAAACATTGCAATGAATTTTGTGAATGCGGTACAATATACGGAAGCTAAAATGTTTTATGGTTTCCAAATCATGATGGAAAATATTCACAGTGAAACTTATTCTTTGTTGATTGATACATATATCAAGGATAAACAAGAACAAGGTAGATTATTTAATGCAATTGACACAATCCCTGCTGTTAAGAAAAAGGCGGAATGGGCGTTAAAGTATATTGAAAAGGGTACCTTCGTTGAAAGACTTATTGCCTTTGCTGCTGTTGAGGGTATTTTCTTTTCTGGCTCATTCTGTTCTATTTTCTGGCTCAAAAAACGTGGTTTAATGCCGGGTTTAACCTTTTCAAATGAGCTTATTTCAAGAGATGAAGGAATGCACTGTGACTTTGCTTGTCATTTGTTTAATCACCATATTGAAAATAAATTAAGTGAGAAGAGAATTAAAGACATTATCTGTGGAGCTTTAGAGATTGAAAAAGAATTTATTTTAGAGGCACTACCTGTTAAACTAATTGGTATGAATTCAGATTTGATGTCTCAATATTTGGAATTTGTGACCGATAGACTATTAATGTCATTAAATTGTTCAAAGGTCTACAATGTTGAAAATCCATTTGATTTCATGCAAAATATTGCTCTTCAAGGTAAGACTAATTTCTTTGAAAAAAGAGTTGCTGAATATCAAAAAGCTGGTGTGAATAATAACGTTTCCATTGAAGATATGGATACATCATTTGAAGATATAGATTTTTAATTAGATTATGAAAGTAAAAAAGAGAGATGGCTCATTGGAAGAAATGAGATATGACAAAATCACCAGAAGAATACAATATTTCTGTGATGATTTGAATTTAGAATACATTGACCCAACATTAGTGACTCTTAAAGTTACTCAAGGGATTTACGATGGTATATCTACAACTGAGTTGGACACATTAGCAGCCGAGACGGCTGCGTCTATGGTAACAACACATTCAGACTATGCTAAATTAGCTGGAAGATTGGCGGTGTCAAATCTACATAAAACGACACCAAAAAAGTTTTCCCAATGTATTAAAGAACTTCACTCATTTATTGAACCAAGAACAGGAAAAGATTCATCTTTAATATCAGATGAGGTTTATCAATTTGTGATTCAAAACAAAGAATCTTTAGATGGTGCGATTGTTCAAGAGAGAGATTTTGATTTTGATTATTTTGGATTTAAAACTCTTGAACGTTCTTACCTTTTGAAAATCGGAAGAAGAATCGTTGAAAGACCTCAATATATGTACATGAGAGTTGCTGTTGGTATTTGTAATGGTGACTTAGAAACTGCTTTGAGAATTTATGACGATTTATCACAACATTTTTACACTCACGCAACTCCAACTTTGTTTAATGCCGGTACTCGTAGACCACAAATGTCTTCTTGTTTCTTAATTGGTAATAAAGGTGATGACATTGATGGTTTGTTTGACACAATTAAAGATGTTGCTAAAATTTCAAAATGGGCTGGTGGTATCGGACTACATGTTCATGATGTTAGAGCCAAGGGTTCATATATTAAAGGAACAGGTGGTGAATCAGACGGACTACTCCCGATGATGAAAACATACAATGAAGTCGCTCGTTGGATTAATCAGGGTGGTAAAAGAAAAGGTTCTTTCGCGATTTATCTTGAGCCATGGCACGCAGATGTTTTTGAATTTATTGATTTGAGAAAAAATCACGGTAAAGAAGAATTAAGGGCTCGTGATTTATTCTTAGCGATGTGGACACCCAATCTTTTTATGAAAAGAGTTGAGGAAGACGGGGAGTGGTCACTATTTTCACCTGATGAAGCTCCTGGTTTGTCAGACGCTTATGATGACCCATTTTCTTTTACTCAAGAATTCACAGAATTGTACGAAAGGTATGAGAAAGAGGGTCGAGCAAGAAAAGTTGTTAAAGCGAGAAAATTAATGGACGCAATTTTAACGGCACAAATTGAGACCGGTACCCCATACATGTTGTACAAGGATGCTGCTAATTACAAATCAAACCAAAAGAACTTAGGTACAATTAAATCATCTAATTTGTGTACCGAGATTATTGAGTACTCAAGCCCAACAGAACAAGCGGTTTGTAATTTAGCGTCAATCGCATTACCAAAATACATCATTAATAAAGAATTTAATCATGAACTACTTTATGATAATGTATATCAAGTTGTGAAAAACCTAAACAACGTTATTGATTTGAATTTTTACCCTACTGAGGAAACAAAACTTTCAAACATGAAACATAGACCAGTTGGTTTAGGTGTACAAGGATTGGCGGATGTGTTTTGTATGTTAAAATTACCTTTTGAAAGTGAGGATTCGGACAAATTACAAGTAGAAATATTTGAAACAATTTATTTCGCGGCTCTCACATCGTCTAAAGACTTGGCTGTTGAAAACGGGGCGTACTCTTCATTTGAAGGTTCTCCGTTATCTAAAGGTCAATTTCAATACGAGTTATGGGGTAAAACAGACAAGGACACAAGTGGAAGATGGGATTGGAAGTCACTAAGAAAAGATGTTGTTAAACATGGTGTAAGAAACTCTCTATTAGTTGCTCCTATGCCAACAGCATCTACCGCACAAATTCTTGGTAATAATGAAGCATTTGAACCATTTACATCTAACCTTTACTCAAGAAGAACATTAGGAGGTGAATTTATTGTAATCAATAAACATCTCGTAAATGAATTACTTGAAAGAGGATTGTGGTCTGACGAATTAAAGAAAAAACTAATCATGGAAAATGGTTCTGTTCAAAACATTCCTGAGGTACCTGTTGATGTGAAAGAAGTTTACAAAACAGTTTGGGAAATGTCTCAAAAAAGAATCTTAACCATGGCGGCAAACAGGTCAATTTACATTGACCAATCACAGTCTTTAAATTTATTTATTGACAACGCAAACAAAACCAAAGTTTTAGCCGCACATCTTTATGGATGGAAACTTGGTTTAAAAACGGGTATGTATTATTTACGAACCAGAGCTGCTGTTGACCCATTAAAGGGTTTAGGAATCGACACCTCAACAGCAAAACCCACAGTTGAAGCTAAAGAAGTACAAAATACTTCATACAACCAAAATAATCAAAAAGAAGAAGAAGTCGTGGAGATGTCAATACCATCAAGACCAACAGATTCTCCTTTTGAATGTGAAGGTTGTGGCTCGTAACTGTAGGTGGCTCCATTGATATTTTATAATTAACCATACATCTACTTTGTTTGATTATACAGGAGCAAAAAAATCAAACAATATATAATCCCAACTTCGGTTGGGATTTTTTTATTTATTAGTATTTGTTCTTTAGTTATATTTATTAGTATGGCGATTACATATGGTATAGATTTTCCATTCAGAATTAGTCCTAAGGGTGATTTTTTGGTTATGACCGAAACCCCTGAGAGAGAGATTCGTGCAAACTTGATTCACTTGTTATTAACAAGAAAGGGTTCAAGATATTATTTACCTGATTTTGGGACTAGATTATATGAATTTATTTTTGAACCAAATGACGCTGTAACATGGGGTCAGATAGAAGATGAAATAAGAACTGCGGTGAAATTATACATACCTAATTTAGAAATAAAATCAATTAGAGTTACACCCGCTGACCAAGACCCTGAAGAATCTATGAGCCCACAAGAAGATGAGGACTCAAGATTGTTTAGAGTTTCTGATTATTCAACCAAACCATATACCGCAAAAGTTCGAATTGACTATGACATAAATAACGAACCTTTTGTTTCGTCCGATTTTATAATTATTAACATATAATATGGCTAAAAAAATATCATACGCCGTCAGAGACTTTGCGAGTTTAAGACAGGAACTAGTTAATCTCACAAGGGAATATTATCCCGATTTGATTAAGAATACAAATGACGCATCAATTTATTCTGTTTTATTGGATTTAAATGCCGCTGTGACAGACAATTTACATTTTCACATTGATAGGGTTTGGCAAGAGACAATGCTAGATTTTGCACAACAAAGACAATCATTGTATCATATTGCCAAAACATATGGTATGAGAATACCAGGTAATAGACCATCGGTTTCTTTGTGTGATTTTACAATACAAGTACCTGTTAGAGGAGATAAAGAAGATGAGCGTTATTTGGGGACTATAAAATCAGGTGCACAAGTATCGGGTGGGGGACAAGTTTTTGAAACCATCGACGATATTGATTTCTCAAATCCCTTCAATAAAAGAGGTGAACCAAACAGATTAAAAATCCCAAATTTTGATGGTAATAATAGACTCATATCATACTCAATTGTAAAAAGAGAAGCTGTTGTAAATGGTGTAACAAGAATATATAGAAAAGTTATAACAGAAGTTGACCAAAAACCTTTCTTAAAAATATTCTTACCTGAACAAAACATATTAGGGGTGAGTGGAGTAATTCATAAAGAGGGAACAAACTTTGTAAATAATCCAACTAACTCTGAATTTTTAAGTTCTGAAAATAAATGGTACGAAGTAAAATCATTAATACAAGATAAAGTATTTGTGCCCGACCCAACATCGGCATCTGATAGTGATAATTTCATATCGGGAACATACGTTCCAGTTACAAATAAATTTATTACAGAATATACTCCCGAAAATTATTTTTCGGTAACATTTGGTTCTGGTAATGTTAATCCATTGGATAATTTGGACAACTATAACCAAGGTACTTTAAGAGTAAGTCTTGGAACGTATTTGAATAACCTATCATTAGGTGCTTTACCGAAATCAAATACAACGTTATTCATAAAATATAGAATTGGAGGAGGTAAGGATAGTAATCTCGGTATTGATATTATTACAAGTGTAGATAATGTTGAATTTTCTATTAATGGACCTAACTCATCAACGAACACTCAAGTACAAAATTCTTTAACCGTAACCAACGTAACACCAGCTGTTGGAGGTGCGGACCAACCCACAATTGAAGAAGTTAGAAACATGATAGCATATAACTTCTCTGCACAAAATAGGGCGGTAACTCTTAATGATTATAAATCTTTAATTGAGACAATGCCATCAACATATGGGGCTCCCGCTAAGGTAAACGTGATGGAAGAAGACAATAAAATAAAAATTAAATTATTGTCATATGATGAGAATGGTAATCTTATTGATACTGTTTCAAACACATTAAAAAACAACATTTTATCTTACTTAGCCGAGTACCGAATGGTTAATGACTTTTTAGAAGTTCAAAGCGGTGAAGTGGTTGATTTCACACTAGAGATTGACGTTGTTATTGATAAAAATGGTAACCAAACAGAGATTGTTAAAACTATTATCGAGGATACTGTTAGTTATTTTTCAATTGAAAAAAGAAAAATGGGTGACCCATTATTTGTTGGTGATTTATATAAAACAATAGGTGAAGTAAATGGAGTGGTAAACGCTGTCGATATAAGAGTTTTCAATAACGTAGGTGGAGAATATTCATCTTCTGAAGTGTTACAATCATATATTGACCCAACCACAAAAGAAATTGCTCAATCCGATATGACTATCTATATGAAATCTAACCAAATATATCAAATAAGATTTCCTCAGAAAGATATAAAAGTTAGAGTAAAAACATTAGGAACGACTACATTCTAATTTAATTTTTATTTATTTTTCTGGAAATCCATAATTTTCTATTTATAGAATAATGCAGAAACACAGAATTTCCACAAATATAGGTAAAGACCAAAAAGTTGTTGTCGAATTAAAAAACGACTTTGACTTATTGGAAATATTATCCCTTAAATTCACACAGACGGAGGTATACTCCTCAATGTGTGCGGACTATGGTGTTGTTTGTGGAAGAATCTTTGTAAACAATGGATTCGGTGTTCCAAATGCTAGAGTTTCTATTTTCATTCCAATATCCGAAGAAGATTCAAACGACCCCGTAATTTCTGAGTTATATCCATTTACCACGGTAGATAGTAAAAATGATGAAGGATATAGATATAATCTTTTACCAAGTCGAAAACAACACGGTGGACACGAACCAACCGGTACATTCCCTGACCAAAAAGATATTTTAACGAGAGAAGAGGTTCTTGAGGTTTATGAAAAATATTACAAATACACTGTAAAAACAAACGATGCTGGTGACTTCATGATTTGGGGTGTTCCTGTAGGGACACAAACAATTCATGTTGATGTAGATTTATCTGATATTGGGTGTTTTTCACTTAGACCTGACGATTTTATTAGACAAGGTTTAGGTGTTGACAAATTCAAAAATACATATTCGTACAAAGCGTCAAATGATTTAGACACTTTACCTCAAATAGTTTCTTTTAATCAAACTATAGAAGTTTATCCTTTTTGGGGTAACGAAGATTTATGTGAAATTGGATTAACCAGAACTGATTTTGATTTATCAAGTAAAGGGGTTAAAGTAGAGCCAAAAGCGTATCTATTAGGTTCAATATATTCGGATAAAGGTAAAAATACAATAAATAAAAATTGTAGACCAAGAGGTGAGATGGGTCGAAAATGTGATTTAACCACATTTGATGCTGTTATTGAAATAATAAGGTTTACACCAAATAAAGACAGTAGTGGTCGACCAATACTTGAGAGATACGAAATACAAGAAGATATCGAGGACGATGGTTCATTTGTGGTCCCATTACCCATGAACATGGATTTTGTGTACACAAATGAATTTGGTGAAAATGAAACAACAAATGACCCTAACAAAGGAATACCAACATCGGCTTGTTATAGATTCAGAATATCAGGTAAAAATGAAACTTTAGGTAGGGTTAGATATGTTGCTAGTTATTTGATACCAAACATTAGGGAGTACAATTCCGACGTTGATGGTTCATATGCGTTTTCATTAAATTGGGACGACTACCCAACTTCAGCCACAAGTTCATCAGTAATATTCAATCAGACTTATGGAAGTTATTATCCTGAGGATTATTTCTATAGATTTACATATAACAAAGTCTACACTGTAACATCTTACATGGGTGGGCATTTTAAAGGTGGTAAAGACAACTTTTTAGGTATAAAAGATATTGCACCAAAAGCGGAAGAAGATTGCGAATCAAGTGTTGTCACCCCACCAATAAATTATGCGTGGAGAAAGTTTAGTTTTGCAATTCTTTTGGCGATTATTATTAATGCGTTCGAAAGAGTCATATATACCGCCTTTGTTGGTGCTGTTCAAATTATCATTGCTCCATTTCAATTAATTTATGAAAAAGTTAGAATTGGTCCTTGGAATATTTTAGGATGGACTTTTTATTGGGCACCTTTTGACGGGTGGGATGAATCAATTATTGAACCATTACAAGCATTGGGAACAGTAAGATTAAGTTTAACAATATATCCCGAATGTGAATCTTGTGATGAAATTCAAGTTTTTACGGAAGATTCGTCGACTGACACCGACCCTTCTAACATATATCAAAAAGTCGCTAGTGGTACCGCGGTTCGAGACAAACTTACTTTTTTGGTTAATTGTACAACATACACTTTACCACCACCAACTACTGGCACAACCACCTATACTTGGAGAGATTGTACTAATAACTCAATTCAATCCCAATCAATACCATTTAGTGGGTCATCAGTTACAGGTGTTTGCGCTAGAGATGGTTCTATGTCCTACGCTGGTGGAGATGGTGTACCCGTGGTAACAGGAACCTGTGATTCCACGGTGACAGATATTTTTATATGTGACTATGACCCAACTGAAAGAGAATATTTTTTAAGTGAATCACCCTCAAGTGGTTTAACATCTTATTATTATACGGGTTACACGTATGGACAATCATTATCAACAATTATAAACAATATAATAGTAAATCCTAATAGAAATTATTACATAAGGGTTACTTCTTATCTAGCTCATTCAGGTGCACAAACGGCCGATATTACAGCATTAAGTGGATTAACAACAGGAAATAGTTATACTTTTCTTTACAGAAACTATACTTGTGGTTCAACAACAGGTGTTTTAGGTAGAGATTTAGCGTCCGCAAATTCGTGGTTACAATGGAACGACCCAACAATCCCAAAAGATTATGTTTGGTCGGGATTCACTTACGAAATATACGATTCAAATTACCCGATAACCGGTTCAACAACAAGCTCGTTTGATTCCACATCTTTACCCGAAGGGTGTTTATCTCAAAATACAATATATGACGATAGTGGTATTGTAAAAATAAGTTACTGTGCAAGCGGTACTACTGCCGATTATAGTGGAACAACGGCAAACCCTGGTACAAATTGTAATAATTTAAACTTAATGGTAGTTGGACAAGCAGCAGCTAATGACTTGTCCAAAAACCCTTGTTCGATAAAATGTGACACGAGAAGTGGTTTTTCTGAATTTAGATTTGGTGTTTACACAGTAATTCCCGCGGCTCATACAGACAATAGAGATGTACAATTTAAATTAATCAGAGAATATGCAAGAAGAAAATTGGTAAATAAAGTTTTCTGCGAAGGTATTGCTAATTATTCCTTTTTTGACAACTGGTTAGCGGGTTCTCTTTATATGTTCCCTTTCAAAGCTAGAGTGAGATGGGACAATGAAGAAACTTTAGATTTGAACGTCAGAGGGACCAATTACTGTCAAAATTTACTATATTATAAAGTTTCAGAAAAAACATCAAATGACGCAGTAAAAAAATTTTATTACAGGTCCACAAAATGGAACGGCTCGATTTTCCAAAAAACAGCATCAGGTTCTGAATTCAGTACCCTAAGACACCCAACAACAATAATGGATTTAGGTCCAAGAGATGAATTTATTAAAGAAATTTGTGTAGACCCAACATTAGACCCAAATTGCTCTATTGTTAGAAGTATAGGTTCAACATCGTATCAAAATTTTAAAGAAATGTTGGGTCTTTACATTAATTACAGACTTGACACAAACGCCAATTATAATTATAAAGATTTTTTCTCTAATAATGGATACACTTCATACTACCCGTTTAACACTAATAAAGAAATATTAAATGGTGACGTTTTACAATTAATATCAATTAACAATGAAGCCGGTATTGAGGAATTTGATTTACAAAATAGATATTATGGTCAATACAGTCCTGTAATTCTTGACCCTGATGATTATGTTCAATTATTTAAATCACAATCCGGAACAACGAATGGACCAATGCCGATAAATTTTGTTTTAGACGATGACGGTTATAGGGTTAGAGTTTGTCTAAATGAACCAGGTAGGTTAACAGAATCGTCACAAATTGTTCCATTTTTTTATTGGGATAAGGACGGACAAGGTTTTGGTGAAGGATATGGACAATCTTGGGATTATGCCACTGTTGTTTCTCAGAGATTACAAGGAATGACGTATAATTATGCGTTTACGGGTGATTCAACATATAATTATGTTTTATTTCCGATGACAAAAACATATTCGGGAGATACATTCACAATCGCAGGTGCTGATGTTAACGATGGTTCGTTTGATGTTGAAGATACAAACGACGTGCATCTAAACTACAACAATCAAGAGGAAGGGTTTACTGTTTTACATATAACATCAGGAACCACTTTATCACCGGATGCAGGTACTTTGTGGATTAGAGTTGGAGAGGTGGGGGGATGGGCTTCAAAACCGTGGAATAATGATGTTGATTTTATATTAAAACCAACACAAGTAAATTATACTGGTAATAAACAAATATTATCAACACCATTCTTATTTTATTTTGGATTAAGACCAGGCGCAACTGCGGTTGATAAATTTATAAAATTATTTGGACCAAAAGGTGCGTTCCCATCTCAAGAATAATGGATAAAAAAAGGATTATATTACCATCTAAAAAATTTTTTGGTTCAATCAATGAAGACCAAACAATTCGTGTTGGGTTAGAGGAAACTGAGAATCTTTTAAGAGAAGGTGACAGAACAATTATTCTAAGTAACGCGGAGCTCTTTAATAAAGAAAGGAACGAAAGTAATAGCTATAAAATTCATGGTAAACTAAAAATGGTTTTTAGAAATCTTTATAGTGGTTCATCTGAATATAATCCATTATTAAAAAGACTGTATTTGGTTGGTGACGGTGGTAATAATGATTTTACAGGTTTCATACCCTACCAAGAATTTGCTTTTTTAAGAAAAGATGTGGTAAGACAAATAAACACTATACAAACTATTTCATCATTAACAACGTACAGTCCCATTTTTGCTTATTCAGGAGAAACTGAACACACCTCAATATCGTCCATACAAGCACCATATCACAATTGGAACATATACCTTTCATATGTTTATGGTCAAGACAGTGCTTATCCGATGAAATATTCATTAAGTGGTGGAACTTATTTTAGTTTTACATCAGGCGATGGAATACCTTTTAGGGTTGAAAGCAATGGTAACACATACAAGTTAACAAGTCCTGTAGAACACGGAATGTTATCGGGTGAATTTATTACACTAAGCGGAGGTAGTTTTAATAACGCGGTAAATGTCACGGGTAAAACATTCACAATTATAAGTGTTGGTGACTCAATATATAATTCTGAAAAATATGTTTTAGAAATATCTAAATCCGAATTACCCTCTGGTTCAACACTTTCAACAGTTGTTTTTGGTAAACGATGTCTTGACAGAAATGACATAACAGGTTCCACATCTAATTATTACGTTCACAAACACAAAACACTAACAGAAAGGGAAGATTATATATTAGACAAAATTGGATTTGAGTCATCTATTTGGGAAAACGAAAGAAAATTACTTTTAGAAAATAGTGCTGGTGTTTCTGATGTTTTGGTTGAAAGGAATATGATGGAATCATTAATTTATGATTTCAAAGAACCATTTGTTCTTACGGGATTAACTAATAATTTAGGTTATTTACCAACTGAAGTTTATGTAAGTACCATTTTGGCCAATAGAAACGGTTATTTTGAATACCCACCTAAAGTTGGTTGGAAATTCAATTTTCATGATACATGGGTTGACGAACATTTTAATGGTACAGGAACTACTGAAACGTCCATATTAACAAGTGGTTTCTCGAGAACGATTAGTGCAACAACCTATAATTTTACAACAGGTGTAGATTTACCTGTTGGTACAGTTTTACATGGTGCCTTTGTTGAATACAATCGTTCAGAATTAAAAGAAAGAATTATAAGTGAATCATATCACAGATTCTCTAATCCTTTATTTGTTTTTGATTATGGACAAACGGGTACAACTGTAACCTTTTCAGGTGGTTCAATGACAAACATGTATGGTCTTTATTATCAACCACACCATAGAGTAAAACTAAGACAATTGTCACCATATATTGAAACTTCAACAACAAATCAAGTATACGGATTACCACAGAATTCAAAATATTTTGAAGACGAGGCGTTATGGAAATGGAGAGATTTATACGACCATGGATTTATTGACCCTGATGGTTTCGGTACCAACTTTCCTTTTATTAATAATATACATTATGTAAAAAGTGATATTGATTTTTATTTACGAAACGAAAATATCTACAGGAATAAACAAGATAAAGTTAAGAACGTAAACAAGTTTAAATGTTAATATGAAAATTCTTGCTAAAAATAATGACCAAACAATTATAATTCCATCAAACCAAATGTTTAAAACAGATTTGGGTTGGACTGATAATGCTGAGCAGATGGAGCAAGAGATTTTATATGAAATCATCAACCCAACTGAAAATTATGAAACTGTAAGATACATACATACCGCATATGACCAAGTTTCACCGGTAACTGATAATACTTTTAACCAAACGGACATATGGTATAATTTTTATTTTTTGAATAGTTTTGGTAATTACTCACAAAATTATGAAGACGTTGGAATAACAATGGAAGAAAATTCTAAAATGTTAAAACAGTCAACAGAAAGTTTTTTCAGATTAGAGTTTTACAAAACTAATAATGACGCATCACCAAATCAAACGAATAGAAGATTGGTTTTTGCAAAGAATTTATCACTCCCTCTTGGTGAAAGAATATATTATACAGGCACACCGTCGGGAGCTACGTTACCTCTAAACGATTTTGTTTATGTCCCTGTTTTCACTGGTTCAAACTACAGAAATACGGAAAATATGTACTTTTTTTGGTTTGCGGATGATTCACCATTTGATGAAACAAATATTACGGGAAATACATTTTATATGACCGCCAAGTACTATAATGCAAAAGACGGAAGTGTTATTGATTTTGTAAATAAATCAAAAAATGTAAATGCAACAACACCGTATGCTGAAGAAGAAGATGTCTACTATAAAGTAATTATAGATAGAACAAATTATTCATACATAGTTTATGCGTATAATGGTTCATTAGGTACAAGAAAAGGAATAGTAACCGCACCAATAAATTTTTATGAAAGAAAACAATAATGGATATTAAATCACCAACAAAATACGAAATACTTAGGAAAAATATTCCTAATGTTAAATTGTATTCAAACGATGGTCCATATTGGTACAATAGTTTGGGTAGTTTAATATCGTGGTCGGAGTCTCAATATCTTGACCCTTTAGATGGTTTTATAGTGTATAACGTCACTGGTGGTACTGTTAGTAATGGATACTACATGTGGACGGGAACCACCATACCAACCAACTCTTACGGAGACGCTGGTTGTGATTTAACTTTAGAACTATATGGTTGGAACAATATTACAAAAGGGGAGGCGTATGGTGAACACATGTTACCGATATTTTTAGAAACACACGTTGACGAAATGGGTGTAATGGTTGGTTTTGATGGGGAACTTGAACAAGTTGAACAAATTTGTAACTTTTCTTATACTCAGACCGGTAACACAGTTCAGGTTTACAATACGGTGGACACGAGTAAAGTTTCTGAAATACATTTTATCGATTTTACTGTCAGTTGGGGAGACGGGACTACAAGTATTCTATCAACAACTGGAATTACCGCAACAAAAACATATTCATCCACCGGCGAAACAACCATATCAATTTCAATCAACACACCATGGAGTCAGTTTGAAACTAAAAAGAAAGTACAAGTACCTTCAAATACCACTGTCTCTAACCCATTAGGGACATTCTCCGGGTTCACAATACCATACACCAACATATCGGGTCAAAGTCAAAATTATCTAAACGATTTAGACTATAATGGAACCAACACAGGTTATACCACATTTACATATGCTGCAATTGGTAAAAGTAAAATTAGCGAATTAAAATTATACGGTTCAAATACATACTCAGGTGTAACTACAGGAGTAACAAATGGTGTGGCTTACAGTGCATACACAATTGATAATTTGTATTATCAAGATTTTGAGGATGGAATCACTACAATTACTGGTACAACATCAGGATTTACAAAAGAAGAAGTCATCAATAAGGTTATTACAAGAAATGAACATTTCTTAGGATTTATTGATGAACCAGTAATCTATTCTGACATTTTTGTTGAAAGAGGAAAACAAGGTGTAATGGAAAAAACATTACGATTATCTGAAATTGACAACACAGGTGAATTATCAATTTATGGAAACGGATATTTTAATATTAGAAAACAATAATTTTCATATTTATTATAAAAAAACATGGCAGTAGGTAGTTACGGTATAATTAGACCATCAGATGTGTCACCCGAAGACGTTGAAATTTATTTTCATTACGTTGCGGATAGAAATAGCACTTCGACTGTTACTCTTAAGAAATTAAGTTCAGCTGAAGTATTAACCCCTGTTTATCATAATTCGAACACCACGGATGATACTTCAGCACCTAATGTTGAAATCTTAGGTGGATTGTACAACTTAAAATTAACCGCATCCGATTTTGCGGATTTAGGTGTATACACACTCCATATAAGACCAAAACAAATAAGAACTTCAATTACTGATTGTGGAATTTTAGCGTCTCTACCTTCAGTTAGAGGATTGGTCATTGACTTATCCAATGTTCCTGCTGATGATAGAAATAAATTTACACCACAAGGACTTGTTGGATATAGAATTGAGTACATTAATTCATCTGACAATAAAAAAATTCCAAATTTTTATAGAATCGTAACATCTTCGTTCTACTGTACACCAATTGTTTCAAATTTAACAAGTACATCACAAAAAGCTATCAGATATCAGTATAGTGAACAGGCAACCAATTTGATGTTTTTAACAGTAACACCATCTTCAGCACCAACAAATAAACCAAATACGGTTCCATTTATTGGTGTACCATCACAAAAAATCATATTAACAAACACATATTTAAATCCCACCACAATTGAGGTAGAAATGGTTGAACATGATGCTTCAACATTGGCACATGCTCTTTATGGTAATCAAAGTAAAGCGGTTTCACAAGGTATCTATACCATCTATGACAATAATAATAACATCTATAGACAATACAATCTTTACGAAGTTAAAGACGAATTTAATGAAACATTATATGAGATTCGTGAAGAAAGAAATGACGTAGACGAAACCTTAAACTTTGATACTATAACAGAATAATGGCAAGGAGAAAAGTACCGAGTCAAGCGTCAAGCGGAGCGGAAACATTTAATGATTTCTTAGTTGGTAGACAGATAACTGATGGTTCATCTGCACTAACCAACACCGTATTTGCGCTTGATAAGTCTATCCCTGACAAAGATTCTAAAAATTTTACGAGTAACCCATTCTCTCAATTTTTAACATTAGATACGTTAAAAGAGGTTGAGGGTATTCAAACAACATCAGCAACACCAAGAAAAAAGAGAACTGACGAAGTAAGGTTTAAGGGCAACAAAAAATATGCCGATAAATCTTTATTTGGTTCGTTAACAAGTAGAATTTTAGTTTCATTAACTAGAATTATAAACAAGTTTCCGGGTGGAATTTCAATCTTATCGGACAGTCCTATAGGTGTTTCTAATTACAGTGCTAGTGGAATAACATATAACGATAGCACCAATACCACAACTTTTTACATCGAAAGAAGTAAAATATTCAATCCTTTTGATTTAGTTTTTGTTGAGCCTAATTCAGTAGTTAAACCAGAAACTGAAAACGAATTAAGAAATTTTTATTCGTCTTATACAAAATATGTTGTTGTTACAAATAACACACCATATCCAATTTTAGAATACAGCGAACCGAATACAAACAATAGAATTTACTTAAAGGTATATGGACAACCATTTACTGGTTCAACATATTCAGAAAATTTATTGATAAGACCAAACGATGGTTTAGTTGAAGAATTTTTCGAAGGGTTAGACGATTTAGAGGAATCACTTTTAAATAGAGAAACAAATCCAATTTATACTTCATCATTTAAAGTACCGAGAGATGTTCAAGACAATTCAAAAACATCTTTGGTTGATGTTGTAATAACTTGGCCAATATCTAATGATGGTTATAACATACAAATAACCGGTTTTGATTACGATTTATATGTTGGTAAATTAAAAGATATTGCTGATGAGATAGATGTGTATAAATCTAATCTAATGGTTAGATTTTTAGCCGCACCACAGTTATTTGAATTTGACACCGAAGATAAAAGAGCTGAAAGTGTATTTCAATTATATGGTCAAAGCTTTGATAGTGTAAAGAAATACATAGACAACATAGCTTATATGAGAAACGTAAGTTATGATGGAATTAATAATTTACCTGATGTACTTTTAAAAAACTTAGCAGAAAATTTAGGTTTATCAACATTAAATTTATTCGATGAAAATAGTCTAAATGATGTTTTATATTCAAGATTACAATCAAATTATGACGGAGTATCAACCGGTACGAATTTAATTGAAGCTGAGTATGAGTTTTATCGAAGATTACTTATAAATCTTGCTCACATTTATAAATCAAAAGGAACAAAATCCTCTATTGATTTCTTTTTAAAATTTTTGGGGGCACCCGAGCCTTTGATTAGGATTGATGAATACATTTATAAAGTAACGTCAATTCCATCTAGTTTTAATTTACAACAAGACATATACGATGCGATTCAAGGTAACAAAAGATATTCTTACGCCACCTTTGATAGTACAGGTTTCACATATTCTAAAGTTTACTACTCAGCGTCAACAACATTTGACAGAGAGGGTTACCCTGTAGACGAAAAAACTGGACTACCAAGAAGAGCATATAACGAAACTGAAAACATATTCTTTGGTAAAGGTTCAGGATGGTACGATATTACATTATCACACCGTACTCCACTCGTTTTAGACAGTAGTAACTCAATACTAACGGGTAACACCAAAACAATTAAAACAAAGAATAAAAACTACACATACGGAGAAGAATACTTTGATTTATATAGAACATTACCAGGTTTAGATACCGGTTATGAATTGGTTTCCGCGGTCGATAATAAAGACGGAAAACCAATTGAGGATGATTATTTATTAATTTTAAATAGAAAAAACATTGGAATTTATATCTCACCATCACGAGGTATAGATTATGATATCTTTAGACAAAGTAGAGAATTATTAATAAGTTTTGGTACAAATACTTTATTACCCCAAACAGGTAAAACTTTTGCTGAATTTTTAGACACCTTTATTCATGGACTTGTAACAAATTCTAACAAAATTCGTTACAAAAAAAATTATATTCAATTAGAAGATGTCTATAGAGATTATATATCACAAACAACAGGTTTTACACCATATAATCAAATAAATGTTATTGAATTTGTTAATAAATTATCACCTTATTGGCCACAATTAGTTGAACAATTAGTACCATCAACCACTCAATGGACCGGCGGTAATTTAATAGAAAATAACGTGTTTGGTAGACCAAAATATCAATATAGATATGATTGTCAACCATTAGAATTTATTGAGGAACTATACCCTGATTTTGAAAATGTAATTGAGGAAGATTTAGAAAATATTTTAGGTGAAGAAAATAATTTTAGAGGTTTAATAAACCTTACAGGTGTTACTTACTATCCTGTAATTGAAATTGATGGAACAGTTTATGGTGGGGCCGACTACACGGGTCTAACATCCTCTATGTATGTGATTGTTAGTGGAACAAGTAACACTTCAAACAGTGCAAAATTATTTGATGCACAACCATTTACAGGATGTACAAGTGGGGTCACCAGTGGTGATACGGTAAATCTTTCCTTAATATGTGATTATAAAGATTATCTTGAACCTGATGTTACTAAAATTAAAGAACTATGGTTATCGGCGTTATCTGTATTGATTGATGACGTAACTATTACAAGAAATAGTGCAGGGTATGAACCCTATTCTGCTTTCACGGGAACCACAGGCCAAACATATTTTTCAGAAACAATACCATTAATAAAATACACAACATACACTGATGAAAATGGTGTTGAAAAAGTTAAGTTTTCATCCGTAAAATTAGGTCCAAACGAATGTTCAGTGGTCGACTATTTTGATTATCGATTTGATGCCGATTACAAAATCACAAAAAATACAAATGGAATCAGTGTTAAAGTTTATACTGATAATACCGTTTATTGCGACTCAAACAGTGGATGTACATTAGTGAGTGATGTGTTTTTTGAAGTAATTGGATACAAAACAGGTATCCAACAAGGTTCAACATGGCCATTTAACATTTATGCTAATTGTGTAAGTGGAACAAATGAAAATGCGGATGTTTACATTCAAAAAGTTAGTGATTGTGTATATAAATTAACTGGTTTTTCAGAAAATGATGTAATAGATTTTAATATTGTAGATGCAGCAAATAAAGAAGTAAAATTCAAAATTGAAGGTCTACAACCCAAAATTGAACATGACCCATGTCCAACACCATCAGGAAAAAGTCACGTAGAATTATTTAGTATTGTTGGTTACCAAGGAACAATATCATCCCCAATTTCAGTTGTTTCAGGTGCAACATATTGTGACAATTACACAGGTTACACAATACAACCAAAAGTTGAATACAAATCAAACTTTAACTATGGTTTAAAATGTGACTCTATAGTTTTAGTAGTTGATAGCGGATTAACCATTGACAACCAAACTACAGATGACAATATTGAAAGTTATATTAGTGGTGGTACGATAAGTGGTAAAAGTGTTTGTGATTTAAATGTTGGGGAATATGTTTTATCTGCATCTTACAAACAATGTACAGAATATAGTCACCAACAAATTGTGAATGGACCTGTATCAGGGTATTCATTTACGTACAACTATCAAAAACTTGAAATTACAGACATTGAATGTTTAGCATCAATCAAGAAAAGTATCATTACAGGATTAACCCAAAATAATACTTATGAAGTTTTTGAAGTTTTACCAACAACACAACTAAGAGTTTATACAAATAGAATCATTGAAAATTTTGGAACACCTACAAATAGTGTTTACTTTTTTGACGATAGGTTCCCAGAGGAATTACAAAAAAAACCAACAGATTTTATTGAACCTTGTTGTGACCATCCGAAAGAATTATATAACCATGGGGATTATTTAATAAACAAATATGGTAAAACCATAGAAGTAATTGATGTCGACTTAAATTATTGCGATACAGGATTATACTTCAATCTAAATTTTGAATTAGACAATACACCACTAACTGATGAATTTGTTGTTGTTTTCAATGGAAATAACAGCGACCAAATTCTGATGAAACACAAATACGATAAACATCCAAATATTGGATTCAACCTCGGTCAATATTATATCGATGCCAACCATTGTCCTACAGAACCAACTAATGAGGAATTAAGTAGTTCCATTTTTGATTGTCCATGATAAAAACTGTAAAAATAGACGTTGACAATACCCGAATAAATGAGTATATTTTTATAATAAAAATAGATATAGATAAGACTGTAGATTTAAATGGCATTAATAAAAATAAACACAGGTAATTTTGATGGTGAAATTGGTGTTATCACATTTTATCCTTGTACTGGCGGTACCTTGAATTTAGGTACTGTCGTGATGCCATATTATTACGACACAAACTACTACTTAGGTACTTACTCAGTTTATTTTCCGTCACTTGATAAAACTTGTGTGGCTGAGATTCCTTGCCCTACACCTTCACCTACACCTTCACCAACACTTACACCATCATTAACACCAACACCAACAACCTTTACTTCAAATACCCCAACCCCAACAGTTACCAAAACCCCTACTGTTACACCTACGGTTACAAAAACACCTACTGTTACCCCAACCAATACTATCACTCCAACAAATACTCCTACGAATACCGTAACTCCGACTAATACTCCAACAAACGAGCCTACAGTTACCCCAACTGAAACTCCTACAGTTACTCCAACTAACACAGTAACTCCAACCAATACCCCAACAAATACCCCAACGGTTACCCCAACTGAAACTCCTACAGTTACCCCAACTAACACAGTAACTCCAACCGAATCACCAGCCAACACACCTACTGTAACTCCTACGAATACAGTTACACCAACCGAGACACCAACTGTTACTCCGACCGAAACTCCAACTGTAACCCCAACAAATACGGTAACCCCAACCAATACACCAACTGAAACACCTACCAACACCCCAACAAATACAGTTACCCCTACCGAAACTCCAACTGTAACTCCAACAAATACGGTAACCCCTACCGAAACACCTACCAATACACCAACTCATACAGTAACCCCTACCGAAACACCAACCAATACCCCAACTAATACACCGACTGAAACACCCACTAACACCCCAACAAATACTGTTACCCCAACTAATACACCAACCGAAACACCAACCGAAACACCAACCAATACCCCAACCAACACCGTAACTCCAACTGTTACCCCAACTGTTACCCCAACTGTAACTCCAACCAATACTGTTACCCCAACTAATACACCAACCGAAACACCAACCGAAACACCAACCAATACTCCAACCAACACCGTAACCCTAACCGTTACCCCTACCGAAACACCAACCAACACCCCAACTAATACTCCGACTAACACAGTAACACCAACACTGAGTCCAACCGTTACCCCTACCGAAACACCTACCAATACCCCAACCAACACCATAACACCAACTAACACTCCGACTAATACCTCAACTGTAACTCCAACCAATACTGTAACTCCAACCAATACACCCACTGTAACACAAACTGAAACACCTACCCTAACACCAACAAATACTGCAACCGTTACACCAACTCAAACCCCAACCAATACTCCTACCAATACTGTTACACCAACGGTTACCCCAACTAACACTCCAACTGTAACTCCAACAAATACGGTAGCTCCAACTAATACACCTACAAATACACCAACCGAAACACCAACAAATACCCCCACCAACACACCAACAAATACTCCCACAGAAACACCAACACTTACACCAACCAACACCGTAACCCCTACCAATACAGTCACACCAACCAATACTGTTACAGTGACTCCAACAGAAACTGTGACACCAACTAATACACCTACAAACACCCCAACTAATACACCAACAAATACGGTTACACCTACGAATACTCCAACCAACACAGTAACTCCAACAAATACTCCAACTAACACTCCAACATTAAGTCCTACCAATACCGTAACTCCTACCAACACCCCAACAAACACACCGACGAATACAGTAACTCCAACTCAGACACCTACAAATACTCCTACAAATACCGTTACACCAACCAATACCCCAACCAATACCCCAACCAACACCGTAACTCCAACAAACACTCCTACCAACACTCCTACAAACACTCCCACAAATACCGTAACTCCAACCAACACCGTAACTCCGACTAATACACCTACAAACACACCAACGAATACTGTGACTCCTACATTGAGTCCTACGGTAACACCAACTAACACCGTAACACCAACCAATACTCCAACCAATACACCTACCAATACTGTGACTCCTACATTGAGTCCTACGGTAACACCAACTAACACCGTAACACCAACCAATACTCCAACTAACACGCCGACCAACACTCCTACTAACACTGTAACACCAACATTGAGTCCAACAGTGACTCCAACCAATACAGTTACCCCCACAAACACCCCGACAAATACTGTAACTCCAACCAATACTGTAACTCCAACAAATACACCAAGTGTAACTGTGACGGTTTCACCAACACCAGCACCTTCTTGTGACATTGATTATACAATGTTACCCTCACCAACTCCAACGAGCACCCCAACACCCACCAATACTCCAACGGTAACACCAACCAACACTGTAACACCATCCGTTACATTAACCAATACTCCCACAAACACACCAACCAATACAGTAACTCCTACTAACACCCCAACTAATACACCAACAAAAACTGTTACACCAACTTTAACTCCAACAAATACTCCAACTAATACTGTAACACCAACCAATACACCAACAAACACTCCTACCAATACAGTTACTCCTACATTGAGTCCAACAGTTACTCCTACCAATACTGTTACCCCAACCAATACTCCTACCAATACCCCAACCAATACAGTTACACCTACATTGACTCCAACAGCGACCCCAACCAACACCGTAACCCCTACAAATACCCCAACATTAAGCCCCACCAATACTCCAACCAACACCGTAACCCCTACAAATACTGTAACACCAACGAATACCCCAACCAACACTCCGACAAACACCCCAACAAACACTGTAACACCAACCAACACTCCAACAAACACTGTAACACCGACCAATACTCCAACAAATACCCCTACTAATACTGCTACTCCTACAAATACACCAACTAATACTCCTACCAATACGGTAACCCCTACAAATACACCAACTAACACTCCTACCAATACGGTATCCCCAACACTGACACCTACTAACACCCCTACGAACACCGTAACACCAACAAACACACCAACTAACACACCAACTAATACTGTAACACCAACTAACACTCCTACCAACACCCCAACCAACACAGTTACTCCTACCAATACGCCAACTAATACTCCTACCAATACGGTAACGCCAACATTGAGTCCAACAGTGACTCCAACCAATACCGTTACACCAACTCAAACCCCTACAAATACCCCAACTAACACCGTAACACCAACCAATACACCTACGAATACCCCCACTAATACTCCAACAAATACCGTAACCCCAACAAACACGCCTACGAATACACCAACAGTAACCCCTACCAATACCGTAACCCCAACAAATACACCGACGGTAACTCCGACCAATACAGTCACACCAACTAATACACCAACCAACACTCCTACCAATACGGCTACCAATACAGTTACTCCTACCAATACACCCACAAATACACCAACAAATACGGTTACACCAACTAACACTCCTACTAATACTCCAACAAATACCGTAACACCGACACTGACACCTACAAATACCCCGACAAACACTCCAACCAATACAGTTACTCCAACCAATACTGTAACTCCTACCAACACCCCTACCAACACCCCAACAAATACTCCAACAAATACAGTCACCCCAACTAATACTCCAACCAATACTGTCACCCCTACCAATACTCCTACAAACACCCCCACCAATACTGTCACCCCTACCAATACTCCTACCAATACTCCTACAAATACAGTAACTCCAACTAACACCCCAACAAATACTCCAACAAATACAGTCACCCCAACCAATACTCCTACCAATACGCCCACCAATACTGTCACCCCTACCAATACTCCTACCAATACTTCTACAAATACAGTAACTCCAACTAATACTCCTACCAATACGCCTACTAATACTGTAACTCCAACCAACACCCCAACTGTAACTCCTACCAATACTGTTACACCAACAAACACTCCTACTAACACACCAACCAATACTGTTACACCAACAAACACTCCTACTAACACACCAACCAATACGGTAACTCCTACCAACACCCCAACTAACACACCAACCAATACGGTAACTCCTACCAACACCCCAACTAACACCCCAACAAATACTGTTACACCAACAAATACTCCCACCAATACCCCAACAAACACGGTGACTCCAACAAACACTCCTACTAACACCCCAACAAATACAGTAACACCAACATTGAGTCCTACAGTAACTCCTACGAACACAGTAACTCCTACAAATACTCCCACAAACACTCCGACCAACACCGTTACACCAACAAATACCCCAACCAATACCCCGACAAATACAGTAACCCCAACTAACACACCTACCAACACTCCAACTAATACAGTAACTCCCACATTAAGTCCAACTGTGACTCCTACTAATACTGTGACTCCTACAAACACTCCTACCAACACACCAACAAATACAGTTACACCTACATTGAGTCCAACAGTGACTCCAACCAGCACCGTAACCCCAACTAATACGCCAACATTAAGTCCTACCAATACTCCAACCAACACTGTTACTCCTACAAATACCGTTACACCAACCAATACACCTACCAATACCCCAACAAACACCGTAACCCCAACACTAACCCCAACTAACACTCCAACCAATACTCCTACAAATACGGTATCTCCAACCAACACCGTAACCCCAACAAATACACCAACTAACACTCCAACCAATACTCCCACCAACACTGTTACTCCAACCAACACCCCGACCAACACTCCGACTAATACAGTAACTCCTACCAATACCCCAACAAATACCCCAACAAATACAGTTACACCTACATTGAGTCCAACGGTGACTCCTACTAATACTGTAACTCCTACCAACACTCCGACCAACACACCAACCAATACTGTTACACCTACATTGAGTCCAACGGTGACTCCTACTAATACTGTTACACCCACTAACACGCCAACTAACACTCCTACTAACACTGTAACACCAACTCAGACTCCCACGAACACGCCTACAAATACAGTAACACCTACTAACACACCTACTAATACACCAACAAATACGGTAACACCAACCAACACCCCTACGAACACGCCGACTAACACCCCAACCAATACAGTCACACCAACTAATACCGTAACTCCAACAAATACGCCAACCAATACTCCTACCAATACGCCAACCAATACCGTAACACCAACTCAGACACCGACAAATACCCCAACAAAAACTGTTACACCAACATTGAGTCCGACTGTGACACCAACAAATACTGTTACTCCAACCAATACCCCCACCAATACTCCAACTAACACAGTAACCCCAACCAATACTCCAACTGTAACACCTACGAATACTGTTACACCTACAAATACACCGACGAATACACCAACCAATACGGTAACTCCAACCAACACCCCAACCAATACCCCAACTAGTACTGTTACACCAACATTAAGCCCGACACTAACACCAACCAATACAGTAACTCCAACATTGAGTCCGACTGTAACTCCAACAAGAACGGTTACACCTACTTTAACACCAACCAATACACCGACAAATACGGTAACCCCTACAAATACTCCCACCAACACCCCAACAAACACTCCAACCAATACAGTCACCCCAACAAACACCGTAACACCAACCAACACCCCCACAAACACTCCAACCAATACTCCAACAAACACCGTAACACCAACCAACACACCAACCAAGACTGTAACTCCAACCAATACCCCAACCAATACTCCAACTAATACAGTAACCCCAACTAATACACCAACCAATACTCCAACGAACACCGTAACTCCAACCAACACCCCAACCAACACTGTAACTCCAACAAATACACCTACAGTTACCCCGACTAACACAGTAACACCTACACTGAGTCCGACTGTAACCCCTACGAATACAGTTACACCAACTCAGACACCTACAAATACTCCAACTAACACCGTAACTCCTACCAACACACCAACTAACACACCAACTAACACTGTTACACCCACAAATACACCAACCAATACAGTTACTCCTACCAATACACCTACTAACACTCCAACTAACACAGTAACCCCTACCAATACCCCTACGAACACTCCTACTAATACAGTAACTCCTACAAACACCGTAACACCAACCAACACACCAACCAATACTCCAACCAACACTGTCACCCCTACATTGAGTCCTACGGTAACTCCTACGAACACAGTTACCCCTACTAACACACCGACTAAGACCGTGACTCCCACATTGAGTCCGACTGTGACTCCTACAAATACTGTTACACCAACTCAAACCCCTACGAATACACCAACTAATACAGTTACACCAACTAATACACCTACAAACACCCCAACAAATACAGTTACACCTACAAATACCCCAACTAACACTCCAACCAATACAGTAACCCCTACACTGAGTCCAACCGTAACACCAACTAATACTGTCACACCCACGAATACACCAACCAATACCCCTACGAATACTGTAACCCCTACCAACACCCCTACTAATACTCCTACAAATACGGTTACACCAACTAACACTCCAACAAGAACGGTTACACCTACTTTAACACCAACCAATACACCGACAAATACGGTAACCCCTACAAATACTCCCACCAATACCCCAACAAACACGGTGACTCCTACATTAACACCAACTGTAACTCCTACAAATACCGTAACACCAACCAATACTCCTACAAATACTCCTACTAACACAGTAACACCTACCAATACCCCTACAAACACACCAACAAACACTGTAACTCCAACTAACACCCCTACTAATACTCCGACGAATACGGTAACTCCAACCAATACCCCAACAAACACACCTACCAACACCGTAACACCTACAAATACTCCTACTAAAACTGTGACTCCCACATTGAGTCCAACAGTTACACCTACCAACACCGTAACACCTACAAATACTCCCACAAATACCCCTACTAACACAGTAACACCAACAAATACACCAACCAACACTCCAACTAATACCGTTACCCCAACTAACACACCTACAAATACACCAACAAATACTGTGACTCCTACATTGAGTCCAACAGTTACACCTACCAACACCGTAACACCTACAAATACCCCTACCAACACCCCAACAAATACAGTAACACCTACATTGAGTCCGACTGTGACTCCAACTAACACCGTTACGCCAACTAACACACCTACCAACACTCCAACTAACACCGTAACCCCTACCAGCACCCCCACAAGAACCGTTACACCTACATTAACTCCAACCAATACCCCTACTAATACCGTAACCCCAACAAATACCCCAACAAACACTCCAACTAATACCGTAACCCCAACAAATACCCCAACAAACACTCCAACTAATACCGTAACCCCTACCAACACCCCCACAAGAACCGTTACACCTACATTAACTCCAACCAACACACCAACTAATACTGTAACCCCAACCAACACTCCTACAAACACTCCAACGAATACAGTTACACCAACCAATACACCAACTAACACCCCAACCAACACTGTAACTCCAACATTGAGCCCTACAGTGACTCCCACTAATACAGTTACACCAACTAACACACCAACCAATACCCCAACCAACACCGTAACTCCAACAAACACCCCTACTAAAACTGTAACTCCCACATTGAGCCCTACGGTAACCCCAACAAACACTGTTACTCCAACCAACACCCCAACTAATACTCCAACTAATACTGTTACGCCAACCAATACACCAACAAAAACTGTCACACCAACTTTAACCCCAACCAACACCGTAACACCAACCAATACCCCGACTAATACACCTACAAATACTGTTACTCCAACTAATACACCT